ATCCAAGGCTCAACTACCCATGGAGCTTGCAACAAGAATTTGTTCGTCACATCGACGTAACCGCCGAAACGGTGAGGGTCGATGCTGATATTGTCCAGCGTAGGCGTTGTTTCGTCTACGTCAGAGCTTTCCGTTTCGAAAGCCAGGGCTACATCGCCGTTCTGACGAGTCCACTGCACGTTGCCTTGTAGACCCGTGTAGAACGTAGCTCCAAGCTGTGACAAAATCGGGTCAGGGCGAAGGATTGGGATAAGCCCGCCATACTCTGTGTACACTGCATCTGTTCCTTCAGTGGCAACGCTCAAAAGTTTGCGTTTTCCGATCTGAATGAATTTCGCCGGGATGGCAATGTTACCATCGATGGAAATACCAGCTGCTTTTGCTTCGTTGTGCGCTTCTTCGAACATCTCCGCCTCAACGCCGTCGAGCGCATCGGTTTTCTTTGTCTTGATGATGTTCTGCACGGCTTTTGCAAAGCTGTAGCGCTTCGAAATTCCGTTAAGCTCCTTTATTTCTGCGGCGTTGTCCTGTTCAGGGCCGAACGCGCTTGCAGTTTCAGGCGTTTTTCTTTTCGCTATTTCCTGCTTGCGTTTCTCAACCGCTTCGAGCGTTTTGATCTCGCCATCAAGTTTTTCGAGTTCGCCAATGGCGTCTTCGAGTTCTTTTTGTTCTGCATCGGTCAGCTTTTCTTTTGCTGCTTTTGCTGTCAGAGCTTCGAATCTATTTTCTTTCTCGGCCCTTTCCTCTCTTTTAGCTTTTAGCTTGTCCATTTTTTCGTTTTGTTAAAAATTCATTGTACTTATTGAAATTGGGGTCAGGCCCCGAGGTTTCTAATCCTTTCTCGACTTCTGCCAGCAACGGCACGTCTTTCTTTTCAAGCAGGTCGAGTATTTCCTGCACTTTCATTTCCTTCAGTTGCTTGTGCGAATAATCCGACAGCACGCGCGCCGCGAAATCAAGGGCTGCGTACGTGTGGTTCTTCATTGACCGTCGCACGGATTCCTGATTGGCTGGAATGTTCACGATAGACCATTCGAGCAATGTCTGTCCGGGCCAGAAGTTGGTGATGTCGGTCACGTTGCCTTGCGCGTCTTTGTTTTGTTCCGTTCTGATCTTGCCTCCGTACGGAAGTATGCCTACTGATGCCGCGCGCAGCGATCCGAACAACACCTTGCGCATTACTTTGTCGGCCATCTCATTGAGAGATTTCGGCTCGAAAGTAACGTCGCTCAACAACACTCTTTTGCCGCGGAACAGATCAACGTGCGTGTTGCTGGCTTTCCCGAGAACATAGTCAGGGTTTTCAGGCGCGCACATGTTGTCGCCGTAGATGTTGTGCTGATAGCCGACTACGGGGTTAGCATTGAAATCAGTAAGATCCCAGTTGTCGTAGTTCAGCACGTCTTTGTGGCGATCCTTCACATCTGCATTGATGATGAAAGGTATCGTCCGAGTGTCTTCCACGTCTTTCGGGACTTCTTTAAGCTCGAAAGTGTTGTTCAGATATTTAGTTGACATAGTGGTGTCCGTTTACTTTTCCGTTCGGCTTTGTTGCCGACGGGATTACTTCAGTCGTCATCTTATTGCGCAGCGCGTCGATTCCGGCTTTATCCGCAGGTATCATAGCGCCCTGCATCACCGGCACGTCGCCGCCGTCGTAGCTGTTCAGATCTTCCAGGCTTCTCGCCTCGTTCCTGCTCATCACGCCAGTGTTCACCATGGATTGGTAGAACGATTGGCGCGCTTGCAGATCGCCGCGAAGCAGCCCGTTGAGGTTGAACTTCACGTAGGTGTTCACTTTCTCTTTTTCCGTGAAGAGCTTCATGTTGCATTCCTGCTCGATAACTCTCACGATAGGCATGATGGTGTGCTTCACGAATACCAAATCTTGCTGTTCAGCGTTGGCGAAAGTCGCTCTTTCGAAGTCCTGCGCGAACGTAGGAGGGATTCTGTAGATGCCGTAAATCTCTGTCTTAGTGAGCTTGCGGCTTTCTATGTACTCGGCATCTCCAGGAGGTATAAGGGTGGTTTGATAGTTCCACTTGCCTGAAAGGATCAATGTTCTTCCATTGGCGTTGTCCTCGGCAAATGCTTTCTGGTTTTGTGCGCGCTGCGTTTCGTTCAACTGGCCATCATAAGATGCCACAGCCGGTGCGCGAGAACCAAGCGCTGTAGATGCGTATCGCTCCTGCTTCAAGCTCATGCCCATAGCTTGCATATTCTGCCGGATAGGCGAAACTCCCTTAATCCCATTAAGGCTCCACCATCTGAAGTGAAGCATGTCGCGCGCTGGTATGACTTCACCTTTCCATAAGTAGAAAAGACTGCCTTCAACGACTGTTACATCCACGTCCCACGCGCAGCACTGTTCAAAACTCTGCACATTTCCGCGATAATCGCGATGGATGTAAACGTAAGAGTTGCCCCATGAATCTGCGTGCAGCATAGACGTCAGGAACAGATTCGCGCTGCTCATCCATGAATTTGGCTCATGCGCTAACGGGTAATACGTTGGATGGTCTTCGAGTACCTCCTTCTTGCCTTTGTCCTCGCGTATAACGTTGATAGGAATGGCTGCTATCGTCTGTGAACGTATGTTCAGGCAGGTGTAAACAGTGCTGATGCCATGCGCGCGGCGTTCTGTTACTCTTTCGTTGGTGAAGTTGTCGGAGAACCCGAAGATGTTCTGAACGGCGTCAGTGCCTTTAAGGTCATAGGTCGGCCCTACGGACTTTTTGCCCCATTCCATGGAAAAACCGCCGATCTGAATTTTCCCTGCCATCGAAAGCAAATCTCAACAGCTTTTATCGGGCGACCGTGGACGATTGTCCAAAAATTTTCTTTACCTTCGGAAAACCAATTGCGCGCTATGGCAAAAAATCTCTTTGACGCCTTCAATGAAGACTTCGAAAAGGAAATAAAACAGATCAGGAGCAACCCATTGGCCTATGAAAAGGCTACCCTCGCGTTCGAGCAAAAGCACGGCTTCACCCCGTTCCCATCGTACGACAGCTTCCGGAAAAGACAAGAAAGAAAACGGAAAAGGCGCTAAAATAAGTGCTTCCATGCCTCATGCCAGCAGAAAAACGCTGCCGCTGCGGCTTCAAAATACTTCTGGTCGCGGCCTGATTTGAACACCGGGTTAATATCGAACTCGTTTTTGAGCAGCGCCATACCTTTGTGCTTTAAATTTTTGTAATCGCTCGGTTCTTTGTGAAGCGAAAACCCTACCTTTGGCCTGTTCACGAACGACTCTGAAAATCCCTCTTTGATAAGCTCTTTTTTTAGTATGGATTTCGGGCCGTACCCGTTGCAATGGGATGTGATCGGCAATGAAAGCGCCATCTCGACCACTGATCTGTTCAGGAAAGGCACGCGAACCTCAAGCCCGTGGCACATGGATGCGAAGTCCAATGTTTTGTTAAGATCGAATTGCACGTACGTTTTCAGCTCCAATTCTCGCGGATCTTGCCAATCGCTATGCCTTCCCCATGATGAGTACAGTGTTCCAATGCTCCCAAGGTCGTCGTTATGGTGTCCTTTCTTTAAAAAATGCTCCCTGAAAATATGGTTGTACTGTCCTGCAGTAGGCGCTTCTTTTATCCGGTCGTACCCAAAGAACAATTCGTCGGCTCCATTAGCCGAAATAGCCGCCTTGGCCAATCTGCTGACCTGTTTCGAGGTGATGTATGGAATTATCGACGCCGCAGAACAGTCACCGCTCTGTTTGGCGTAATCCGTTAGGCATGTTTCTGCTTTGAACTCCTGCGGATCGACCAAATGGAACGGGTTGTCGTATTTTTCGGAAACTTCCCTAGCGTACCTTTCCTCGGGCGACGAGAGATGCACTGCGTTAGACCTTTTGCACTGGCTGGCCACAAAAGTCGAGTCAATGCCACCTGAAAGGAACAAAAAAACAGGCACATCAGCGACTTTCACCGACTGGATGCTCTCTTTCAGCACGTCGATAACGTCTGACTGAGTTGCTTCCGGGTAAATTTTCTTCTGGTAGTACGAAGTAGTAAGAACAGTGCCTTTTTCAGCATCGTAAACGACCATTTGACCGCCGAAAACCTTCTTGATGCCATCGAAGAGAGGCAAAAAAGTGGCTCCTAGCGCTAAAAAATCGCACAAACTGTCGCGGTTTATCTCCCATTTAGGTTTTAATTTGGTCAATGCCGCCGGTGCAGACGCGAACGCGAACACCTCATGCGTTTTGAAGTAGTAAAGCGGCTTTATCCCGAAAGGATCGACGCACAGGTACAGCTTTTTAGCGATCTTGTCGTAAGCTGAAAAGGCGTACATGCCTTCGATGTCGCGCAAGGTTTGGTCAATGCCATGCTCGTCGATGTAGAAAAGCAATGTCTCTGTGTCGCCGTAAGATTTCCATTGCCTAGGCGATATTTTTGCTTTGAGCTTCTGGTAATTGTAAATTTCTCCGTTGTATGTCAGCACCCAGCGATCGGTTTCCATCGGCTGGCGCCCGTTGTTTGACAGATCGAGCAATGAAAGACGGTTATGGGCAAACGATACATTGCCGTCTATCCATGTTCCTTGGCCGTCAGGGCCGCGCATGTGCTGATGCGCGTGCATGTCTACCAATGTAGACCAATCTGGTTCTGTTTTGTAAATGGCTCCGGTTATGCTGCACATATCAAAGTGGGTAAAGGTGTTTTATGGCGTCGAGGCTGTCGTATTTTTCCAGCACGGTAATGTTTTTGTGCTTGAGCATTTTGTCGATCGGGTTCATGACTTTCCATTGGCCTTTTATCGACAGGATGTTAAGACCGGAATCTTTCTCGAACCGCTGCGCATGCCGCTCTACCTGGTGGAACCCTAAGTCATCTAGCCATTTGTTGCGCGAGGTGTCGAACACTTTCCAGTTTATTTTATCCAGGAACTTTTTTGAGTATACCCTGCCGCCGCCCAATGGGATAGAAGCATTGTACTTCAGGCAGTAAACCGTTCCAGTTTTTTCATCCAGCACGTGCCAGCGCATGCAGCCGGTGAAGTCAAAACCTGACTCCACCACATTTATTGCGTGCTGCGCGGCGCCTTTGCCGAGTATGTCGTCGCTGCCGGTGATCATCACGACATCCGCTCCCAATAACCGAGCTTTCATGACCGTAGCTTGCCATTTAGCGCCCAGCGGGTTGTTGGCGACCATCACCAGGTGAACGCGGTCGATGTTCCTGAAGGCTGCGTGATCTCGCGCAGTGGAAACCGCTAAAACTATCTGCGTACGCTCATCGTCGCGCAAAAGGCTGTCGATGTTCTTACGGGTAATCGCTATACGGTCGTGCGTGGCGATACAAACTACGGGCTTCATTTCAATGATCTCCTTTTCCTTGCGTATACCATACGCTGGTGCATGCGGTTCGATATTTTTTTAAGCACTGACCTGTGATTTGAGTCTTGTCCGTGCCATGTGGCCGGCCTGTCGTCAACGTTTTGCATGCGCTTGTAGTACAGTGATTGTCCGTTCGCTGCAAATGAGCAAAGCATGATGAAGATGATTTTTACCATAGTTCTATAATTTTGTCGCTTGAGTCTTCTTCGTTAGCTTTCCATTGCGCCAGCGCGTTGATCGCCGCGTAAATCCCCACTACCCTGCTCCCTGATTTCTCCAATCTTATCTCGTTTTCCTTCCTGATGGCGGTACAATTGGAGTTCATCCACTGCAGCACCGGATTGCCGAAATGCTCGATCTCTCCCTTCGTCAGCATCTCCTCCCACATTAATGTAGGCGTGCTTATGCCTTGTCGGCCGTGAGATATAGAATTTCCCGAGTAGCCACTGGTCAGCATCTTCTGCACTAGCGCATAGTCCTCCAATCCGTTTTTGAACGCGAATGAATGCATATTGTACTTCGAAATCTCCTCTGCAAGCACGTCGAAAACCCAATTATTGTCTACCACGTTGCCGGAATCTACCTTTATAAACCCGTCTTTGGCCCAATCCGCGTACTGATCGTGATCGCGTTTGAACTCGTCAGGCATCCAGAAAATAGGCTTTATCACCGTCTTTCCCTGAACTTCCGGGAACAACAGCACAAAGCAGTTAAGCATTTTGCCGTTGACGATCTCTATCCCACCGTAGCAATCGCGTCCTTTCAAATCCTCCTCGCTTATCCCGTGCTTGTTGATGTTCCAGGTTTCTGCGGGTATAAACACTGAAGGAGAGTCTACCCACATGTTGAAGTTAAGTGTCTGTGCCTCCACCATCGTAGTTCCACCATACGTCACGGCGTCTTGCATCATCCCACGCAGAAAATCTCGGTTAACCGATATATCCAGATTAGGGTTGCATTTCTTCCAGTTCTGCTCTTCTTTCCAGTCATCTCCTTCGTCAATTTCATAAATAATAGGTAGATAATTATCCTTGATGACAGATCCTTCGAGTACTTTGATTCCCACTGCGCGAAGTTCTTTGAAGCACGGTCCATCCATATTAAAGCCAGCCGTTGTGATGTAAAACATAAGACGCTCCTTTCTTGAAGCCATCGATGTTTTAATCGCTTTGCTTGCCCCGTGGTCAGGCGACATGCCGAATTCATCCACAACGCCCAGCGACGCGTTAACGCCATGTTTGCCCCCCGCCGTCTTGCTTTTTTTATCGCTTGTCTCCTTTGAGAACGCTTTGATAAACCCGTCCTTTTCATAGTGAACTACCTCCGTGATGTTTTCTTTGTACGTCATCAGCGCGACGTCTTTATCTATCACCAGATCGTACAAGTCAGGTGATCTCTCAATTATCCGCCCGGCCATGTTAACCGATATTTTCGCCTGATCTTCGTTGTTAGCCGCTGCGAATATCTTCGGCGTGTTCACCCGATCATCCGCGAACAAATGAAAGTTCATCAGCCCAGCGCACATAGATGACTTCCCGTTCTTCTTGGCCACCTGAACGTAAACTTCCTCGAAACGCCTGGTATTGGTGTCCTTCCGTATCCATCCATAAACCTGTTCGAAGATGAACTTCTGCCANNCGCTCCACGAAATTGATCATCTTGCATGCCTCGTCCTCGTCGAAATAGATGTCATCGCGTTCCAGGTCGTTCAAAAAACGCTGCGCCGCCAGTTTGATAAGCCTCCCTGTTTCCGAAGCGTTCGCCGGATCAAGAACCCATTCCGCGTAGGATTTAGCCGCGCTCATTTTATAAACCCGTCAGCAATTCCTAATGCCATTGCCCTCTCATCTTCTGATAATGGCAAAAATGCCTGAAGTGCTTTTATTGAAGCAATACGGACATTTTCATCGATCCATGTAGAGTACAGATTTTCATTGGCTGCATTCAGACACCACTCAACATCATCTAAATTCCAATCATCAAACACCACATGCCCATACCCACCGACTTCCCCACCATCAGTATCATACAACTCGGTAACCAAATCAGCAGCTTGCCTTATTGGTTCTGTTATAGGAACTTTATCATATCTTGAAAAACAATTTATACACATGTGTCGTTGAAATTTTAATAATTTGCTCCCGAGACGTGCCGCATTTCGTTCAATAAATCAGGCATTATTTTGCAACTCTCATAGGCCCTGACAAGTCAAACCCTTTCTTTTTCTTCTCTTTGTTCTCCTTAACCTTCTCTTTTCTGCTGTTCGGATTGAGCTGAAACGCCGATTCAAGCGATAGAATAGCCTTCACGATCTTGTCGTAAAGCGGAAGGTTCGTTTTCGGCAGCGCCATGCCCCATGAGTTGTTAACCTCCTCTTCAAGTTTATCCGCGATGCTATAAAGGTGGCAAAGCCTGGCAAGACCTCTCTCATCCCCTGGCTTCATGCGACCATCCTTCTCGAGCATAGCCTTCAGCTCCTCATAATATGCCGCAGCAACCTCGTT